AGAATAATTACTGGGCCTATTGTATAATGTGCAGACATGTTGAAAAAGCACAAAGCAATTGCTATACCAGTGACATTCGTTGACGATAAGCCGCGGTTCCTCACGGTGAGGGATCGTCGATTTAAAGATTGGACATTCGTGACCGGGGGGTGTCGCCGCAGGGAGATCATGAATCCCCTTCGGTGCGCCCTTCGCGAACTTGAGGAAGAGACTAGGGGCGTGATTTCCCTACGCAGTGGCGAGTACGCTGACTTTAAATTTACGGTCAAGGACCCGCAAGAAGCGAACGTGGAGCTCGTGTACAACGTGTTCGTGTTGTTCGTCCCGTGGAAGCGGGTGGAGCAACAGGCGTTTGTGAAAAAATTTTACGAGGAGAAGCAGCGCATGACCCTCCGCAAGATCCAGAAGCAGAGCATTAAGCGCACGCACGACGAAAACGACTACATGAGTTTCGATACCCTCCCGGAGTTCAACGCCCGGAAGCAGTGGAAGATGATCCAGGACAAGGTGATCGCGAACCCAGAGTTTTACTCGTGCATGTGCATGAGTTCTGCTAATAGAAAAACATTCAATATCAGTAGCGGAAGATGAAGTCCAAGAACTACGTTTTAATGCAAATAAAAACTTTACTCATAAAGAACCGTGGATACTACGAAAACGAGGCGGATGAGTACGTGGAAAAGGTCAGGGAAAAAACAGTCTATGAGCTGTTAGTGATTAAAAAGGAATTGTCTTCTCGAAAAGAGTACCCGGACATTTCATTCATGAGCAGGTGGTTTAAACAAGAAGACAGTGAATAGAGTAAGGAGAGCGATGGCTACGTTCAAGCGGTGGTGTGCCGAGAAAGGATTTAACAATGCGCGGAATTTATCACACGTGTTGATGGACGGCGGGAAGTTATCGATCCCGTGTGATAAATTACCGGAGTTTCACGAAAAGTACATAGATTGCGTGCGCGAAGGGGAGACCCTGTTCGTCGTGGAGCAGAAGACGACCAACTACCACTTCTTCGTGGACTTGGATTACAAGGCGGAGGATGCGATGCCTCTGAACGAGATTGAGAGTGTGTGTAAGATCATCTGCGACAAGGTGAAGCGTCACGGTGGGAAGGACTGCCTCGTGAGCGTGTCCCCTCCGAAGAGGTCTGGTAAGTCTGTGAAGACGGGTGTCCACTTGAACTGGCACGGGTTCATCGTGAACCAGGCCTCGGCGTTGGCCCTTCGTGAGCACATCTTGGTGGCCCTGAGCATCGCCAAGAGTGGTGTGGATTGGGAAAAGGTGGTTGACAGCGCGGTGTATGGGGATCTTCACCGCGGGTCCAAGGGGAGTGGTTTCCGCATGCCTTGGTCTCACAAGAAGGCGAAGCACGACGAGTGTCAAGGCCGTGGCTGTGAAGGGTGTTCGCAGAGTGGAAAAATCAACCAGTTGGCCTACCTTCCGGTGTTTATGTACAGGCATGGACCGGCGTTGAGCATGATGATGCGCGTGGATCACACACCGGACGCGAAGATCTTAGGCATGGCTTCCGTGCGCACGGAAAGCGAGGACTTCGCCGTGGTCGAGCCCCCGTCCGAGGTCTTGCGCCGTGAAGGTGGTTTTTCCAAGGCGCAGATGAAGGATGAGGTGGTGGATTTGGCCCTTCGCGTGGAATTGGAGATGTTCATAAACAAGTACATGGAAGGCCAGGGCGCTGCTCGGGTCACGAAACTTTTTAAATTCCAAAACCAGTACTTGGTGTCTACGACGTCGAGGTATTGCGAGAACACGGGACGCGATCACGGTTCGAACCACGTGTGGTTTTACATAAGCGGTGACTACATCGCTCAAAAGTGCTTTTGCCGGTGTGAGGACATACGCGGCCGGAAGGATGGTTTCTGCCGAGACTTCGTCGGCCGGAAGTACGTGCTCACCACAAAACTGCGTGATGCCTTGTATGAGAAACCCGTCAAGTGCCCGGAAATCAAGAAGAAGGCGCCTTCGGCCACGCCTGGGGAAGCCCCCAAGTGGTCCGAGGCGAAGCTGGATGTGGAAAAGTTTTTACAAAAGTATTTCGGAGGTCACGAGAACACGAAGATCATCCGTTTGGTTCCGAACAAGAAGACGTTCACCGTGATTACGAATTCCACCTACTGCGGGATCATCGATGGCCATCACGATAAGGTTGTGAGTTTTTCAATAAATCTTTCGGATGGTGTGATGACCCAGCGGTGTGCGTGCAAGGTTGGTGGTAAAAAAGTGAAAATCTACCAAAATGTTTTGAATGCACTTAAACAATAATGGCGTGATGAAATTAATATGGCCGTGAGCATGGCGAACCTTCCACGCACTCGATCTGGGCGAACGATTAAAAAGCCGCAAGACGTCTACGTCCCTGAGATTGTGGATTTCGAGGATGAGTACTCCGACGAAGACGACAGTGACTTCGATATGTCAGGTAGTGACATCGACACTGAAGACGAGCTCGTCGACAGTGATGAGGAAGAAGACGACGACGAAGACGACGCCGACGAGAATGGTAACTTGAAGGGTTTCATCGTGAGTGACAGCGAAGATGACGAAGAAGCTTAAAAACGTACGAACTTGTAATAACACATGGAGGCTGACATAGGCAACCCTATCGAGTACAAACCAAATGATCTCCCACCACCTCGCGATCCGCGGATGGACCCGTTCCCTGATGACGACACGGATGATGAACCGCCCCGGCGCCACCAACACGAGGAGTACTACCATCAACCTCCTCCACCGATGATGATGATGCCTCCACAAATGCCACCGCCACACATGATGCCGGTACAGGAGAAATTTGACTTATCGAGCATCGACAAGACAACCTACGTGCTTGTTTTCGCGGCATTCATCTTAGGCTTCTTCATGGGCAAAACAATGCAGCCCGTCATATTGCGATATTCCTAAGCACCCATCGCTTCCGGACATGTCGATAGCTTCAAACTCACCAACATCACCCTCGGCCGACCCTGTGAAATAGGCTCGGCTGACGATGATGGGATCCTTGAGATTGTCTTGTAATACCTGAATGGCAGTTCCTTCCTCACCCGGCGTGACGCTCTCGCGCGTGAACGACAACTCCGACTCCTTTGCAATAGGTGCGGTCGGTGCATAGGCGAATGTGTAGGCGAGATAGGCTAAAACGAGGAACACGACGATTGCTGAAATTGTAACGATGACGATCATTATTAAATGTCTACGAAATTAGTTTTCCGCCTCCTTGACCTCGGCCTCGGCCTCGGCCTTGGCTTCGGCTTCGGCTTCGGTTTCGCGCGCCTTTTTTCTTTCTTCGATTTCCTGAGCGACGATCTCGTCGGCCATCTTGACCAACTCTTCCATCGGTGTGTCTGGCTTTTCCTTCTTCAAACGCTCGATGACATCGGCCGGGTGGCTGATCGGAGCTTCATCGGGTTTGTTGTAGAACTTGGAGTTCTCATCGCCCGGTGTGAAGTGGTTCACGTTGTCCAGCATGCCCCGCTTCCGTTCTTCGAACATCTTGGCGGCGGCTTTTTGGTTTTCCCTGTATCCGGTCATGATCTCTTCGAGGCGTTTCTCGTTGTAGTGGACGTCCTCGACTTCGCTGAGTTCGGGTGGGATCAGCGCCCACTGGTACATGTCAACCAAAAGGATATCGAAGGTGGCGTCTTCTTCCTGAAGTTTCTTCGCGTGGTTCGCGGCCTCATCCCTGGTTCCGAAGGCGCCGAGGATCTTGAGCCCGAACTTTTCCGATTTTTGGTTACACCCTTCGGGCCCGACGATGGAGATCAGGGCGTAGAGTTGTCCCGGAACGGTCGTGTACGTGCGCTGAAGAGTAGACATATTTCTGTTTATTCATGTGTCGAAAACTTTAAGTTATCATTCACCCCACAGGTAGCTCATGGATTTGGACGTGGACAGGTGAATTTTTTTGAAAATCCACCACATTTAATTAAAGTATTCACGCGATAAAAAAATGAAATGAGATGCGAAAACTTCACAACGACATCAAACGCGAACACATCCTTCAGGTTGCGTCGGAGGGCCAGCACGTGTTAGACGTGGGGTGTGGTTTCGGTGGTGACCTCCAGAAATGGCGTCAGGTGGGTGTGCAACTTTCTATGTGTGATCCCGATAAGGCGGCGTTGGAAGAGGCGAAGACGCGCGCGAAAAACTTGAAGATGCACGTGACTTTCTACCACGGGGACATCCACGGCTGTCCTGTGCGTCGGTGGGACATCATCTGTTACAACTTTAGCCTTCACTACGCCTTCGAGAGTGAGAAACAGTTCAAGTCCACGATGGCCGAAATAAAGAAGCGCCTTCGGCAGGGTGGGGTGTTGATGGGTATCATCCCTGACAGTGAGCGCATACTGTTCCAGACGCCTTACCAGGATAAGGAAGGGAATTTTTTCAAGATGAAGTCTCACGGATCGGGGGGTTTCGGTGAAAAGCTCTTCGTGCACCTGGCCGACACCCCGTTCTACGACGACGGTCCCAGGAGCGAACCTGTGGCGTACAAGGACGTGTTGGTCACGCACTTGGAAAACCACGGGTTCACGATGGTGCAGTGGGAAAAACTGTACGGCACCCCGATCACTGAGATGTATTCTAAATTTATGTTTGTATATAAAAAGGGTTGACGCATGTTTATTTTTTTACTTTTGTTCCTTATCGATCTCTACATTTTGTATACCACGCGTGAACCGAAGGTGCTTCGAGAGGTGAAGGAGCGCTACGAAATCCTCAGGCGACACTTGGTGCGTGAAAACAAGTTCCCTAACATTCACGACAGGATCCCGATAAGTGCGTTCTACAAGGATACCGGCAGCGGAATCGGTTACAACTCGAACAAAGGTTACGAGATCGGCCTTTGCCTTGGGAACGAAGAACCGAACGAGGTCTTCCACGTGTTGCTTCACGAGCTCGCCCACTGCACGGTGTCTGAGTACGACCACACGGCCCAGTTTTGGAAAAACTACATGGCCCTTCGCGAAGACGCTGTGCGCTTGGGGGTGTACGAGAAGATCCCCGACCGCAAGCCTTTTTGTGGCCAGCACATCCAGGATAAATAATCTTCTCACCTAAAAGTAACACACTATGGCCACGTCGCCGCAGAACGCGTACATGGCGATCGCCTATTGGGTCGTGATCTACGCCGTGACGACTTTGCCAATCTTCATTCGAAACTATCACGCAAACTTGATGTTGCTCACGGTGATCATCCCGAACATGTTCCGCCTGATGGTGAACCGCATCCCACGCCTGGCCGTGGATCGTTCCTTTTTCTTCATCTCCACTTTGGTCACGCTCATCATCACCTACTTGGCCACGAACTGGTGGCCTCGCATGAAACAGAACATCTCCGAGTACGGCAAGGACGTTAAGAGGAACTTACAGATTAGTGCCCTCTTAGCGGCGATTTTTGCCTTGAGTGGAGTGTTTGCGTACGTGGTTGGCCTTGATAAGTCCATCTACAGCAACCTCGGGTGGGAGAGTTAGTTCTTCATCACGTAGTTTTGGATGAAGTAAAACAACACCGCGGCCACGAGGCCCGTAGAAGCCAAACCGACCATGCTTCTGCCCCCTTGTTCGTTAAGGAACTTGGGGACAGAGGTCACGAGTTTGTCCTGCACAGGTTTAGACACGGCGGCGGCCGCGCACGCCGCCACGACGAGTGCCGTCATTTGTTCATCCGTCAAGTTTAACGGATTTTCTGATTTCTTCTTCGGTTCCGGTTCGTCGGCTTGCGGCATCATCATCGGTTGTTGCGCGTACATGTTCGTCTGCGGGGCGGTCATTTGCGGCATCACACCTTGCATGCGCGGGTCGGCCGGCGGTTCTGGCATGAGGTCACTGATCGGCGTGCTGTCCATCATTTCAGGTTCTTTCTGATTATTAGGGATATTATTATTCTCCTGAATAAAATTCGGTGCGAAGTTTCTTCTTTCGTCTTGCATTTGTTGTGGTGGTGGTGGGAGTTGGGTTGGCATATGCGGCTGCTGTTGCGGTGATGGCTGGAGGCTCACCATGCCCATGCTGTCGTCGTTAAGATTGAGAGTGCTGATGTCAGTGCTCATCTATACTTCCAGTGGATGTTTTCTAATGCTTCTTGGTGACGCGCACGGCTGGTTTTTTTGAATTTTTGTGTTTGTCCTGTTCGCGCTCTTGATCGGTGAGATACTTCGGGTTGTACATCTTCTTGTGAAGCTTCCACAGGTCTGGGCTTCCCACCCTGAAATTCTTTCTGAGGGATGCTTTGTACCAAAACACACAGTCGGTTATCTTGTTGGATTTCACGGTGTTGTCGAGTACGAGGCATTCGTAGTTCTCGGTCGTGGCGTCCATCACCTTGCAAAACACGTCGAACGAGGGAAAGATCCCGAAGAAGCTCTTGTACAACTTCTCTCGATTCTGAATTATGTTCTCTCGAAGTACGAACACGTAGTCCACGTTCGCTCGAAGAGCCGGTGGAAGATCCATGACGTACTGCATCGTCAACATGAAGAAGATGTTGAAGTGCCGGCCATTCATGAAGCACTGCCTGATTCGCGTCTCCTTGAGAAACTTGCTGTCGTACATGCAATCGTCCAGGAGCATGAAGGCGCCGTTGTTCCTGTTCTTCCCGTTCGTGCCCACGAGCTTGCGCTGCCTGGACAACACCCTGTCGACGGCCTCGCCGTCGTAGTCTCCGTAAACGAAGAGATCGGGGATGAAGTTTCCGTAGAAATGATTTCCTTCTTCTGTTCCAGAGAGCACGATCCCGGCTGGTATGTGTTTCTTGTAGTACATGATGTCTTTCACGAGAGTGGATTTGCCTGTATTTCTCTTCCCGATGAAAACACAGATCCGGTCGTCGTCCATCGTTTCCGGTCTGAATTTTCTCAGTTGAAGGTTCATGTCTTCTGGTATTTGTGGAGTTTTTGTTTCTTAAAATTTTACTCACCCTATAGTAGAATGCATCTCGCAGCGAGAGGCTTGGCCGATAAATGGCTCACAGGAGATGTGAAATTTTCACACTTCCTGTCTCGCTTCAAGCGCCACACCAAGTTTGCCATTCAGCACGTGGAGAACCCGTTCGATGGGGAAGTAAATTTCGGGCAGCAGATCGAGTGCCGCATTCCACCCAAAGGTGATTTCGTGCGCAACTTGACTTTGAAGATCACCCTGAGTGACCCAACCCCGGATTACAGCACGAGCATCAACGACAGGTACTACCCCCCGTCCGTGTGTTCACACCTCGTGGAGTGGGTGGACCTTCGGATCGGTGGCCAAACCATCCAGCGCCTGACGGGTGAGTACATATACATGCACCAACAGCTTCACAACACGGCCGACGACGTGGACCAGACGATGTATTTCCTCAACGGCCACGGGAACTTCCTCGTCTACCGTGGGGACAACACGTACTTTTTGGATCTCCCTTTTTATTTTTACCGCCGCCCGTCGCAGGCCATCCCTGTGTGTGCCATAAACAAACAGTTGGTATCGGTGGTGGTGAAGCTTCGCCCACTAAAGGAGATGATTTTCATGGGCATGCCATCGAATGTGGAGGCGCACATAAGAAACATATCACTGGACACCGAGTTCGCCTACGTCACCCCTGAGGAGATTAATTTTTTCCGCACCAGGCAGATCGAGTACTTGGTGGAACAGCTCCAGGTATCCAAGTTCGTGATGAAGGCTGGGCACGACACCAAGTCTGTGATGTTGAACTTCCAACATCCAGTGCGCGAACTTTTCTTCGTGAGCCAATCGCAAGCTTCGGTGGCGAACAACGTCCCTAATGATTACAACACCATAACCCACGCCCAGCTCAAGTTTAACGACGAGACGGTGTTCGACATGAAGAACAAGTACATGGTGTGGGGCCAGGCGTTGGAACACCACGTGAACGCGCCTTTGATCGTGCTTCAGCAAGCGCTCGATCCCGATACCAGGCAAACGGGTGCTTTCTTGTTGAAAGGGGATTTCGGCATGTACTCCTGGGCGCTCAATCCAGAGAGGCACACCCCGTCCGGCCAGGTGAACATGTCTCGGATAACACACAAACTCTTGACCCTCACGATAAACCCGTCGTACGCCGACGCGGACAACGACACGCGCGTGTATGCCGTGAATTTCAACGTCTTGGCCGTAAACGGGGGGTTGGCCGGTTTAAAGTATTGATTTGTAATTAAGATGAAAGGCAAAGATAGCATGGACTTTTTTTTCGACACAATATTTGGTTTCAACGATCTCCCCGAGCCCACCACACCGGCACCCGAACCTGAACCTGAACCTGAACCCATGCCTTTGGGAGACACGCGCCTGGTTGAGGCCACGAACGAGGTTGGGGAAAAGATAATACTAGAGATGCCTCACCCACTGTGTTTAAAAAAAACTCCCTACATAACAGGAAGCGATGGCAGGCCGCATACAGCTCGAGACCACTGGAAAGCAGGATAAATTTTTCACGCTCGACAGTGAGTTCACGTACTTCAGGGAAACCTTCCGTCGCCATTCGGCGCACGCCGTCGAACACGTCGGGGTCGACCCCGACACCGAGGGTGCCGATTTCGGAAAGAGGGTGTCATTCACCATTCCAAAGAACCTCGGGGACCTTCTCAAGGGTGTGAGCCTCCGGGTGACCCTACCCCCGATAAACGTCACCGACGTTGGATACATAGAGAGCATCGGCCACGCCTTGATTGAGCACGCGGACTTTTTCATCGGAGACGAACTTGTCCATCGCATCACGGGCGATTGGCTTCAGCTTCACAGTGAACACTTTTACACGCAGACCAAACAGCAGGCGCTTTACCAGCTCGTTGGAAAATACCCTTACCGCGTGGCCGGGGTGCGTTCGAACAACGCGTCCATCATAGGTGTCTTGGGTGAGGCCACGGTGAGCCGCGATTGGCACGTCCACTTACCTTTTTGGTTTTCGGACGCCCCTTCTTTGTCAGTCCCGTTGGTGGCCATCACGAAGCAGGAGTGCCGTGTGGAAATCAAACTCCGCGACTACCAAGACTTGGTGGTGAACGTCACGGACGGAACGAAGCCTACGCTAACGAACGCACTGAAGATCGAAGCCATGGACCTTCAAGCGGACGTGGTGTTCGTGGACAAGTGGGAACGGATAAAAATTAGGAAAGCGACCCCTGATTACATGATCACCCAGAACCAACAGAATAACTTTCTCATTCCGAAGGGTCAGAACACGGCCAAGTTTAAACTTTCCTTCATGAACCCAGTCAAGGAGTTATATTTCGTGATCCAGTCGGAGGGTGCGTGGCCGTTCGACTACGACAACTACAGGCAGATTTACGACAACAAACACGTGTTGTACGAACACTTGGATTACCTCACCTTGGAGTTGGACCGCGAGGAGGTGATCCCACCGCACGTGGGGAAGGCTATCTTTTTGAAGGCGGCCCAGGCGGCGATCCACCACTCCAAGACGCAGTTGATAAGGCGGTTTTATAGTTATAGCTTTGCTCTTCAGCCGGAAAGCTACGAGAGCACGGGGAGTGTGAACTTCAGTATGATCAAGGACCAGATCCTCACCCTTAATGTGGTGCAAAATCTACTGAACGACAGAAATGTCCGAGTGTACGCGAGATCCTTCAACGTGTTGAGAATTCGCGACGGACAGGCCAAAGTTCTCTTCGGGAGCACTATATAAGGAACAATGATTGATCTTCAAGAGACTGCTATAAACATATTACAACCCGTGTTAGAGATGTCGGTGGTGTTGGCGGCCGACTACGCCGACGCGTGTGGGCGAGACGTCGTCCTGGCCGAGGACTTCGAGTACGCCATCAAGTACTGCGCCATGCACACCGTGGGTGAGCGCGTGGGAAGCATCTTACCTATTCGCCCACCCCGCGAAAGCGATGTAGACCTCGGGAGCGACGAAGAAGAGTGGGAAGAGGAAGAAGATGGCGTGGACTTGGAATTCGTTGAAGAAGGCGACGAGCCGGATTTCACCAGATACGAGGGTGACGACGAATTCTTCAACAAGGTGAACGAAGCCAAAGACACGTGGGATGCGTGGGAACCCACCAATCCCGCCGAATCGATGCTAAAAAAAGCTATTGATAATTATAATGGAGGGTTTTGATTTCCAGTCGACATCGTTTCACCCGATTGACGGCGACACTTCTTCATCGGAAGAAGACGAGGAGGAGTCTTCCGACAGCGAGGATGAGAATGGTGTCACTGGAATTGTTCCTCAGGCGAAAAATAAACCACTCCGTTTTAAGAAAATAGTCCAGAAAGAAGAACTTTTACCAGAATAATTTTCTTTTCCTATCGTATAAACCCACAATGTCCGCTGCCAAGGCTGCTGATACGATCACGCTTGTCTCCACTGAACTCGAGACCCAGTCTCTCAACGCGCTTGTCGCTGGTTTCTCTTTCGCCGCGGCCCTCTCCTGGATGGACGTGAGCAAGTGGATTATCCAGCAGCTCGTCAAGGCCCCGCGC